TTAAAAATAGTTTAAAAAATGCTTTAAATTTGGTTTTTCAGCACTTAAAAAGCTACTATTTCCATGACCTGGAAAAAGCTCAAAATCATCTTTAAAGTTTAAAACTTTTAAAATACTTTCTTTCATATCAAAGGCATTTGAAAAAGGAAAGTCATATCTTCCAATGCTATTTTTAAATAAAAAATCCCCGCTAAACAATACTGGTTTTTCATCATTTTGACAAACTTCAAGCATACAACACCCTGGAGTATGACCTGGAAAATGGTGAAAAATAACTTTAAAATCCCCTGCTTTAAACTCATCTTTATCAATAGCTAAAACATCTGCCTTGCAAGTTTTTTCAAGCATATTAAAGTTATCATTTTCAAGCATAAACGCATCATTTTTATGGATATAAATTCTAACACCATCTTCTTTAAATTTATAATCATCATATACATGATCAAAATGACCATGAGTATTAAAAACAGCTAAAACATTATCTGAGTTTTGTCTAACCCATTCATACGCATTTTCGCCAGGATCTATTACAATATCACCACTTGAGCCTTTTAAAACATAACAATTTGTTACAGCAATCCCAAAGCTTTTTTTAAGAATTTTCATATTTTTCCTTTTTTAAATAATTAAACAAATTCTAAAATTTATTTTTATATTTAATCTTTTTTATTATTTTCTTCTATTATTTCAAATTTAATTAAATTTGATATAATTAAAAGATAAAAAAACAAAAATATAAAACTAAAAATTAACCATAAAAATACCATTAATCCAAAAAACAACCCAGCATCAAGTTTATAAATTTTATTATCAATATAAACAGTAGTATAAGCGGATAAAAAAAGTATTATAAAAACACCTAAATCTTCAAGCAAAAAATTGACTGCCGTATATAATACAGTCTCTTTTGCCTGATATTTAGTTTTGCAATTTTTGCATTCTAATGCAGTAGAATTTTTTAAAGATATTTTTAATATACTCATTTTATTTCCACAAACTTCACATTTTTTATAAAAAAATACCATTTATTCTTCCCTTTTTATGTAGCAAATTTATAACTTCTACAATTATAAATCTTTTTAGTTATTATTTAGTTACCTTTCACCTGCTAACTTTACTTTTTATCTATGAAAAAATAAGCCATATATAAACTAAAATTTTAAAAAGACAATAACATACTAGTTGAGATTTAATTTCATGGGGAGTCAAATCAAAATACCATAAACAATAAATTTAAACTATTTTATAAAATTGAAATATTTTATCTTTTATTTTTTTATTCATTAGTGTATTTACTTGAAACGTGGTGATATTCATAAACATAATATTTAAAAAAATAAAATAAAAATTTAGAGAATTTATACTTAAATAAATTTAGTGGTGTTTTTCTTTTCTCGGCTAGATAATAAAAACTAAATTAAAATAAAACTCTTATTTTTTATTATAATCATTTAATATCTTTATCATTCATAATTATTCCTTGATGATAAAAATTATTGGGAATATTAAGGAACTAATTCTTAAATATTATAATTAGTAGAATAACGATATATAAGGGAAAATAACATTAAAGTTTTCTTAATGGCTCCGGATGCTGGATTTTAAAAATGTTATATAATGCCTAAATTAGGCTATTTTATTTTTTTAGTTATACACTTAGTTATACAAAAAAGCTTTTATATAAACTCAGCACTTGTTAGCCAATTTGTATTTATTGTGTGCGTTATTTTGGTAATTAAGAACTTTTTTGTCAAGGAATCATCAAATTTAATGTTTATAAATGCACCTGCAAAAAATGGTGTTCCTATTATACTGAAATTTCCATTTATTTCTAAGTTTTTTTGACTTTTTAGTCTAGCTTCGGCAAGTTTTAATGCAGTACTTTCATCTTTTTGTAGTGAAGTTATTTTAAGCACTGGCTCTTTTGTTCCAACTCTTGCTACTTTATATCTTGCATACTTTGTGCTATGCCATCTTACTTCACAACTTTGATAAACCTCTTTTTCTTTTTTCTCATAACTTAAAGAGATCATGTCATCTGCATTGTAAAAATAATTTATCCTATGGCTTTCATCATCTCTATCAAAAAATATCAAATATCCATTTTTCACACAAAAGCTAAGTTCTAAGTCTTTTGCTATTTTGTTGCAAAGGTTCATATCGCTTTCATCATATTGCTCTAGTAAATTTACCTCATCCATTCTTTTAAAATCAATTTTGGTTTTATAGCCATTTTCTTTGGCAATTTCTTCAATGATCTCTTTATAGCTTTTATCCTTAAATGTTCTATTTTTTTTCTTAGTAAAATCACTCATAAAATCAACACTTACCGCCTCAATATCAAAGCTTTTTTTATAATCAACCTTAATAGCTGAAATTATAAATTTACCTAAAAAATAGCCATTTATAAAAACCTTTATTTCATCTTTCATCCTAGGTCTTGCATTGTTCCAAAGCATAGTAGCTATAAACCTATCAGATAAATCCCCCTCATAATCTTCAATGGTAATGTTGCTCCAGTGAAATTCATCTGTTTTATCAACACCGTTATAAAAAATTTTTACATCTGGCTTTTGAAATGATGCTATTGCCATAGATATTTTACCTCTTTTGTTTTGTCTATTTTAATATTAGGCAAATTTATAACTTCACCCCCTTGAAGCTTTCTTAAATGAAGTAAGCTAGTATTATGTCTTAAAAACTCACCCAAAACCTCATCATCTAAACTCTTATAAGCCTTAAAACATATCATATCAAGGCTCTCACCTTGACTTGCTATATAAATATCCATTTTTTACCTCTTTATCTATTAATTTCCTCATCTAGATACTTCACAGCTCTTTTTTGCAACTCATCTGTAAATTTCAAAAGCTCCTCATCTAAAACGCCTCTACCTTTTACATAGTAGTAGTCATTTTTTACCTCTTTGCCTCTTCTGGTTTCTGTTAGTCTTCCTCTTCTAGTCATCCAGCCTTTTATTTGGTTGTTTTTCCTAGAGATAAAAAACTTACCACCATTTTTCCTATTTCTTTGAATGCCAAATTTATTACCTACATTAGGTCTAAAAGGTTTTTCAACCATAAAAGGAGTAAGGGTTTTATCTGTTGCAGTAAGCTTTATATTAAGATCGTTTCTTTTAGCACGATATGCCTTTAGCCTTGTGTTTTTTAAATACTTCTTTTTAACGCCGTGCTTTTTTTGGATATAGTTTTTTTGGTCATTCCTAGATCTTGTTAGGGTTCTATTCATTGCGTTTTGCATGATTCTTTGAACTTGTGGAGAACTTACTTTTATATTTACTATCATATTAAACCCAAAAGCCCAAAATCGTTTTTTTCTTCATCATCCATTATCACACCACTTATTTTTATATCTTTTGTGTAATAAAGCGTAGAAAACAGATGACTTTTAACAAAATTTCCAACCTCAACTTCATAATTTGTTATAAAAATTCTTTTAAAAAACAGCATATCAAAGCTATTTATTCTAACTGGCTTTGCCTCTTTTACCATTTTTTCAAAACCGATAAAAAACTTTATATCTGGAAGTAGAATTTTAGCACTAAAACTTACCTCTTCACTATAGCCACCTATATGAGTATAAACTGGCTTAGTTAGTGTATCTTGCTTGTTTAAATTCACACTTAGCTTTTTTTGAAGTCCCTCAATGTTGTTTTTAACCATAAAAAAATATTTATCAATTTGCACTACTATCATCAATCACCACCAAAAGCATATGAATTATTTCTTATTGCAGTTGCCACGCTTTCAGGCGTTGCATTTGGTCCTTGCATACTTATGTTTATTACTTTATTGTCTGTAATTTGTCTTGTTGATTTGTTATCTATATAGTTTTGATTGCTTGCTACTACCTCTTTTATAGCTCCTTTTGTGTTTTGCTCATCACTGCCAAATCCAAAAAACTCTTTTGTTCCACTCCATAACCCCTTAGCTCCACTTACTAAATTTGATGGCATATTTACTATGCTATTATAAACACTTGTTATGCTATCAAATCCTGCCATAATAAAATCAAATAAAGGCTTAAAAAAGGCTTTTATATCTTCACACATATTTTTAATGCCATTTGTGAAGCCCTCTGTGAAATTTGCTCCTTTAAGTTTTATAATGTCAATAGTTGCTATAAGAGGATCAAATATATTTGATAGCCTGTCAAATCCTGCCATAATGAAATCAAATAAAGGCTTAAAAAAGGCTTTTATATCTTCACACATACCCTTAACACCATTTGTAAGGCCCTCTGCAAAATTCGCTCCCTTAAGTGCAATAATATCAATAATTAGCCCAGTAGCGCTAAAGATATTTAATAATGCTTCAAGTGGATATAAAATAAGCGATAAAGACTTACCAAAACCAACTCCAAAATCAATTCCTGCTTCTTTTATACCATTTAGTTTATCTTTTGCCTTTTCACCTCTTGAAAAAAGACTAAAAAACGAAACTAAAATATCTTTAGCACTCTTTAAAGCTTCAAATATTCCACCAAAGGCATTTTTAAAAGCAGTTATTGTTGGCTCTAGTCCAGCTTTTAAGCCAGTAAAAAACCCACTAAAAAAGGCTTTTAGCTCATCCCAGTATCTATACACCAAAAGCCCTGCAACTGCTATAGCTGTTAAAATAGCACCTATTGGATTAGTTGCAAATGCCAAATTAACAGCTTTTAATGCAGAGCCAAAAGCCATAATTCCAACCCTTGCATTAAATAAAACAGTTGGAAGTTTTAAAAGTAAGCCACTAAAATAACTTATGCTAATTGTTGCAGAATAACTTACAACCTTAAAAAAAAGGAAGCCAGCATTTATTGCGACCAATCCACCTACCGCAAAGCCTAAATTTCTAATTAACTTTGGAAATTTTGCTGAAAAATCAGCTATTTTAGTTGCAAATTTACTTATTGCACCTGTGATTTGATTAATAGTAGGCAAAAACACCCTTCCTATTTTAACTGCTATTTCATTAAAATTATTTTTTAAAATTTGAATACTGTTAGCTGTAGTTTCATTTCTAGCTTGATATTCTTTTTGAACTCCACCTAAATAATTTTGCTCATTTGATGTTTTTTTGATTGTCTCTTTATATATATTAAGTGCATTTATTAACGAACTAGCAGTGCCTAAATGCTCTGTTCCAAACAAGCTTTTTAATATTGATGATTGCTTAAACTGATCTAATTTAGCGATTTTTTCAAAAACCATTAAAAAAGCTTGCTCACCATCTTTTTTTACCATTTTTTGAAAGCTTTTTATATTAATACCTAGTGTTTTAAAAGCTTTTCTTGCTGGCTTTGTTCCATTTTCTATACTAGAAAGAACTGAAAAAAACTTTCTCATTGAGGTTGAAGCAGTTCCTGCATCAATATTTAGGCTCGTTAGTGTTCCAGCTAAATTTGTAGTAGCTATAGCATCAAAATTTAAAAGCTTACCAGTAGCTCCAACATCTGTTAAGGCTTGCATAATTTTTGGAACATTTGTATTCATGGTGTTATCAAGATAGTTCATAGCATCACCTAGTCTCTCAACCCCACTTAAATCAAGCTTATATATATTCATAAGCCCTGCTATACTTTTTCCAGCCTCATCACTGCTTACTTCAAATGCCGTTCCCATTTTAGCAACTAATTCAGTAAAGCCTATTAAATTCTTTTTTGCAATTCCTAATCTTCCACCATCACTTGTTATTTTTGCTAGCTCGTTTGCACTTAATGGGATCGTTCTACTAAGTTTTAAAACCTCATCACTAAAAGCTTTTAAATCATCCTTGCTATCAAAATCAACAACTTTTTTAACATCAGCCATAGACTCTTCAAAATCAATTGCGGCACTTATTGGTGCTGTCATACCTTTAACTGCTCCAATAGTTGCTAGGATATTTCCTACTAGTCCTTTGATTTTGTTTTTAGCTTCACTTATATCTAGATCAAGCTTTGCTTTGGTAGAGGTTTTAATTTTATCTTTTAGGCTGTCTAAATCACTTTTAATTTTTTCTTTATCAACTAAGCTAGTAGAAAGTTTTAATTCTTTTAAGCCTTTTTTATATGCACTCATGGCATCACTAATACCACGCCCAAGACTTTGACTTAGATCACTTGTTTGGCGATTTATCTTATTAAAAGCGGTATTAAACTCGCTTAAGTCCATTCCAAAGGTTAAAGTTGCTTTTGCCATGTTTTGCCTTTTTGTGATATAATAATATTATCAAATTTAAAAGGAGTGGTTATGATTGAAGAAATATTTATAATTTTAATTCTTACAGTGATTTTTTTTGGTGCTTTTTCAGCTTTGTTCATATTCATAACTCTTCCTTTTATAACTTTTTGTGATTTACTTACATCTGGTGATAGGCTAAAATATGAGGACCTAGAACACGAGAAACCAAAACATAAAAATAAAAAATCATTAAACGCCAATCTTTAAACCCTAAACTTTGATAACTCTTTTGACATCTCATAATAATCCACAAACTCATTAAAAGTAAAATTCATAATATCACTATGAGTAAAATGTAGGGCGTAGCCGATTAAAGCTATGCCCTGCCTTAGTTTTTTTCATCAAAGGTTATAAATTTAGCCACAACTTGATTTAGTTTTGTTACTTCACTAATTGGCAAAGCATTTATAAAAACCTCATCCATTGCACCATTACTCATATCTACTAAAATACTAGTAAGCTTATCAAAGTCATCATTATTATTATTTGCTTTTCTCACTTGGGCTAATGTTGGTGCGTTTAATATAACCTTTTGACCATCGCAAAACTCAAATTCTATTTTTTCAAGCTCTATTTTTTTAAGCATTTTCTATCCTTATAAAATATTTTTTCTAATTGGTTCGTAAATGTCTTTGCCATTAACTTCATAAAATGAGTTGACAACATCATAAAGAAGCGAGGTTTCACCATCTATTTCATACTTCACAACTGTTGCACTCATCTCAAAGCTTACCTCAGCCTCACTATTCATCTCAAATTTTGGAGCGTTTAACACTTTGATATTACCCTCAAAAGTTACAACGATGCCTGTTTCTTTGCCATTCATTGATGAAAGGTTGTTTTTAATATAGATTTTTTGTGGCTTTGTGGTATCTAAAAGACCAAAATAAATTTTATCTACTTTGTTTACCGTAAAACTAGCACTAAGTGGTTTTAAAGTCGGTAAAACATGCTCGTATTTTCCAATTTGTGATGAAGTCTCTACTGTCTCATGTTCAAAAGCTGGTGGCTCAAAATTTGTAAGCTCACCAAACATACCAATACCATCAACAAAAAGGTTTCCACCAGTTACTGCTTGAGCTGTTACTGCATTTCTTATCATCTTATAACTCCTCTATTAATACTTGTGAATATGCATCTACTCTATAAATTCTGTTTGTAATATTTTTAAGTAGTGGCATTTCTTGAACTTCGTGTTTGATATAGACCTTGCCCTCAGCTATGACTTGATTATCATTTAATTCTTTTGGAATTGTTACTAAAAAGCCAACTACTACATTATTTGCAACTAAGCGGCGGTAAAAGGCTTCAAGACTATCAACCATATTTTTAAGCACATCTCTCATTCTTTTGTCAATTGCTCTTTTTTGAGCTTCAAAAATCGTATCTATGGCGGTATAAAAAATAACATAAGTATGAAGTGAAGAAAAGTCCTCATCTCTTGTTTCCCCTCCCCAAGCTCTTAAGCCATCATCACTGATTATTACAGTTATTCCTGCATCTCTTAGCCTATCAGCTTCACAATCCACACCTTGGATAAACTCTACCTTATCTTGAATGCCTATAATTCCAGGTATAACTTTGTTTGAATAAGTTTGAGAAAAACCATACTCACTCTCACTCATAACCTTTGCATAAAGAGCGATTAAAAACACACTTGCAGGTCGTACAACCTCATCGACTCTAACCACTTTTTGATATGAAATAATTGCTGTTTTTGTTTGAAGTTCCTCAACTTCTTTAAGTGCTGTTGTCTCATCAGTAGCATTCACTTCTATAGCATAGACTGCTCTTAAATACTCACCAAGTTGCTTAAGTTTTTCATAAACACCTTTATCGTTATACTCTGGTGCAATTATGAATTTTGGTTTTGCTTGAACAAATGCTTCTGCTTTTTTCAAAAGTTCAATTGCTTCAAGGCATTTTTTATTATCCTCTCCTTTTTTAAAGGCTGAAAGAATTACTTGTGTGTGGATGCCTGTAGCCTTTAAGTCTTCTAATGCATTTTTTAAAGAACCTGTTTTAACCTCTTTGAGTGCATTTTCAACATTTGAATAGATATGAAGCCCCTCTGCTAGTGTGTCATCATCACCAACAATTGCAATGGGTCTTTTGTTGTCTATTTCATATGGATTTAGTGAGCCGTTGTACATCTCGACATTTACACCATACTTGCTTGCCATTTTCTCTCCTTTTTAGTTTTATGGAAAGATTTTAGCACTTATAGGATTTTAGTTATACAGGGTATTTTTATAATAAATTTAATAGCTTGATTTGATAAACTCGCAATATGATTTTAAGTTTATGAGGCTTGATTGAGTAAGTGTTATTTTTGTTTTATCTAGTTGTGGAAAATTTCTATTTGTTTTTTTATAACAGATATTATTTTGATTTAAAATTTTAATAGTGTTTTCATAACAACCATTATTTCTTTTTATGCAATTATAGATATCTTTATCATTTTTAATATCGTCAGTGCCATTTTTATGTAAAGCATTAACTAAATTTGTTGATTTTGGTAAAAAATGTGCCAATAAGAAAGTTTCAAAATTTCTATAACTTAAAAAAATATTACAAAGCTCATTTACATAGGTTAAGGTTTTTATCATTTTTTCAAATGATGGCAGCTCTTTTTTATCATCTAGTCTATCCAAGTCAGCCACTACAAATATAATTTGCTCAGTTCCTTGATACTTTTTTATTTTTTTATTAATAGCACTGTAATTTCCACTTTTTGAATTTATAAACTCAAAAGAAAAATCATTAATTAAATACTCATTATAAAAGCCTCTTAGATAGTTTTCTTCTGTTTGCCCCTCTGTTATAACAACTATCTTTTTTTTAGGTCTTATCTTACTCATAATCACCCCTTAAGTAGTTTAAATATGCTTTTTTCTTATCATTTCGTAACTCAAAATCATTAAGGCAAGATACTTTGGTGCCTAAGTCCTCTTTTTTGATAATAAAAATTTGATTAGGGTGTAAGATATTTCTATCAAATATCAAAACATTATGAGAAGTAAAAATAAATTGTGCTTTGTTTTCATCTACATTTATAAAGCCATTTATAAAATATATAAGAGATGATACACTTATAGAGCTATCAAGTTCATCAAAAATACAAACGCCGCCATTTTTATAAGCATTTATTATCCCTGATAGTAAAATTATTATCTTTATAACTCCTTTACTCTCATTTTCAAATGCAAAATCAACCTCATCACTTTTTTCATCTAACTCCTCGCACCTTTTTAATGTAAGAGTAAATTTTTCATTTCCATTATCTTTAAACTCAAAACCACTTATACTATCATCTACAAAAGATAAAACTTCTAAAACGATATCTTTATTGTTTTCAAAGGTGTTTTTATCAAATTTACTAAAATTTCTTAAAAAGTTATCTTGTCTTGGGACGTTAGTTATTAGATCTGCATACTGTGGATAGTAGAATTCATAAATCAGTTTTAAAAAGTTTAAAATTCTTTTTTCTGAGGTATTTTTTAAAATCTCTAAAAATGTTGTAGATGTTGGCTTAACATCTGCTAATTCATTGTTTTTATAGTCTAATTTGTCTTTTTCAAAGCAGTATATAGTGGTGTTGTTTTCCTTAAAACTCTCTTTTAAGATTTTTTCTTCATTAAAAACAATTTCATAAATATAGCTGTCTTTATCACTGCATAATTCTATCATAAATGATATTTTATCACTTTTGTAGTTTAAATTTTTAGCTACTTCTTTAAAGTCTGTTCCTTTTTTTATGATTCCACATAAATCCATTAAAGCTTCTATGATATTTGTTTTGCCTGTTGCATTTTTACCAAAAAATACGGCTATTTTAGATAAAGAGTTATCAAAATAGCTACATTCATACCTAGTATTTTTAATTTTTTGATATTTTTTTGTTTTTAAATCTATAGAAATTTTATCCCTTATGGATCTATACCCACTAACACAAAAAGACTTTAACATTTTAACTCCAAAATATAAACGATTTTTTCGTTTATATTATAGCATTTATTTTCTTTAGCTCCTTTTAACTCTATTTAACCACCCTTTTAAAAACCTATTGTATTTACTTGGATTTCTTTTGGCTAGTCCCTCGTAAAACTTTATAAATTCAGCCTTGTATCTTTCTTCAAAGTATTCACTATCAAGGCTATTTAAAGCATTTATTGTGTTAGCTCCTATTATGCCATCAAGTCTTACATTTGCTATCATTTGAGCGTATCTTACAGCTCTTTTAATCCCAACATTGACTGCAAATTTAAAGATTAAATTTGCAATTCTATCATTTCTTATCTCATCAAGTCTTAATTTATCCCAAAAATTAACTTTATAAAACTCTTTTACTAAGTCCGTTAAAAACACATTTTGATAGCACTCGTAACTGGCTTTATCAAGGTTTTTATAAAGGTCTAGTGTTCTATAAACTAGCTCCCAACCGCTCCAACTTGGATGAGCCCCCTCATAAATACCCATAAAGGTATATCCGTTTTCCCATTTGTTTTTATGCAGGGCATTATACGGCGATCCAAACTCTAGCCCCAACATCTCATCAAAGCTTTTTTTAAAACTCATCTACACCCACCACAAGGCTCTTTAAACTTAATTCTTTCATTATGTTCACCCTTTTTACCTACATTAAAGCTTTCTACTGGTCTATGGTATCCCATACACCTAGTATAAACTATACATTTAGTTCTTTTATCTTTGTTTTTTTCTAAAATTTCATTTCTATTCATCATTAAACCTCTTACTTAGCACTATTTTTTTCAAGTCGTTTAAATCGTTGTGAGTTACTTCGTGCATTTTTAAGCTATCACTTATACCTCTATCAAGGCGATTTAAAGTTTCTAAATTTATTCTATTTTGAAGCTCTATACTTTTGCTTAGCTCTGTGTTGCTTTGTGAATT